ATATTTTAAAGAGTAATACAGGTCTTTTTGATAAGCCTAACAAAACCTTGAAATAAAGCCTATTTTAAAAGGGTTTTATTATATTAGTGTGATATTTTTTAGATATTTTAGGGTATTTTTTGGTTTTTCGGTGGGAACAAAAGTGGGAAATTTTATTTGATGGCACGCAAGAAAGAATCAGTTACCTCGCTAGCTACTTCGTCTTTGATGTGTGTGTATTTTTGTGTCATATAAGATGTTGAATGTCCTAATGCAGCTGCCATGTGTTCGACAGGAACACCAGCGATTTGTCCTTGAGTAGCAAAGAAATGTCTCATCGTGTGAGGTGTAACATAGATATTTGTTTTGTCACTTACTTTTCTAAAAGCGTAAGCGATATGAGAATAACCTATCGGATTTCCTTTGTGATTTTTTATTTTCATTCCTGTATCAACAAAAATAAAATCACCTTGACCTAAAATCCTGTTGGTTTCCTTGGCGATTTGCCTTGAAAGTATCATAGCTTTCTGCAAGAGTTCAGTTGTTTCTTCGTCAACTAACACATAACGTTCAGAAGTCTTTGTTTTCATTCTGCCACCTTCTGGACGTCTGCTAGTCCGACTTTCGTCAAGGAATATTTTAAAACGTCCGTCAACTAATGATAGCGATCCGAATTTAACCCCTAAAACCTCGCTTCTACGTAAGCCAAAATAAGTAAGTCTGACCATGGTATAATCATAACTGCTTAAGATTTCACGAGCACATTTATCCCAAATGCGGAAATCCTCTAAAGATAGCCGTTTCTTTTTTGCAGGAATGTCGCTTTTTCCGATGTAAATTCTTAAAATAGGGTTTTTATCTATGTAGTCGTTTATCACAGCGTCAGTCAGCATAGATTCAAAAAGAGCACTGATTTGAATAACGCTAGTTCTTGAATAGTTCTTTAACATACTAGATACGTATGCTTCATATTTCGTACGTTTAATATCTTTTAACAATGTCCTGCCAAATTGTTTGTGGAAATGATATTTGTACCAACTCATCTTTGTAGCTATCGTATCTGGCGCCCAACGCCCAGTTTTGATACGATTATCGCTGTATATCTGCCAGTAATCGTCCACAGTCATATTTTTGCGTGGGTCATAGTCACCATTTGCGATTTTGTTTTCGATTTCGGCAAGTGCTTGTCTGGCTTCTGCAAGAGTTTTCAAACCACTAGCGCTTGCTTCTGTTTGTTTACCATGTAACTTAAATTTTCGGCGAACGTAGTAGCGTTTACCTTTTTTAGTTTCGTATGTAAAAATGCTTGGATATTTTGTTTTGTTGCGTTTCATGTTTTTCTCCTTGTTAAAAATTAGCTTCTGGACAAGGCTTTTTAACTTAGAGATTTTTGACAATCACCCCCTTAAAATGATAGTATAGAGTATAAGAAAGATGCCTAGTTTTCACCTAGGATAATTTCTTATACCAATTATTTTTATCCCTTGCACTCAAAATTTGGTCGTGGAGAGTGTGAGGGATTTTTTATTTTCTTCAATTAATTTCCGTAGCTGTTAATATTGTAGTAATGACCGTACATTAAAGGAAGTGTTACTGTTTTACCTAGTGTGCTTTCGTATGACGTCAATCCTTTAGCAACTCCATAAAATGTTACGTTATCATCTTCAGCTATAACGTCATCATATACATATTTACTAATACCTACCATAACGATTTTATCGTAATCATCGTCCATAGCTACACGAAGATAGTAAATACCGTCATCTTCCATGTTCTGAACAACAGTACCTGTTATTTGAATTTTCTTGTCATGTTCTAATTGGTCGTGGTTCCAAGTTGCAAAATCAGGGACTTCATAATTATTTGGGTCGAAAATTTCCGAACTTGAACTAGACGAGTAATTTGATGAAGAACTAGAGCTATAATTGTAATCATTATCATCTTCACTACTGTAATCATCGCTATCATCAACATTTGAACTGGAAGAAGTGACTATTTTATTTTCAGATTGTTTTTCTTTTACGACTGCTCCAAAAGCAGCAATACCTAAGACAACTGCGAGTGTAATTAAACATAGAGCAATGAGATTTCGAACTGCACCCTCATTTTTTTTTTTCATCAATTATTCTCCTATCAGCTTTTAACGTGTTTCAGTTTTTGCACGTAATTTTAATTACGTGTTTTTTCTAAATTGTGTCTATAAGATTTTGAAATTCTTCTTTTACCATGATTTCGTCCGCAAGTGATGTCAATTCGTACTTTTCCATGAATTGAGCATAATTAAAATCTTCGATATTATCCCAATAAGACAATTCCTCTTTCAGTAGATGATGTATCATACATCTATCAGCTTGTAATTCGGCTTTTTCTTTATTGAATTTATAATAACTTGCTGTATGTTCTTTATGACCTAATTCGTGATATATGACTTTGTGTTTATATATACCGTCAAGATAAGTATTAATTGCAATTACATTATGCTTCTTATTGAACATCCCAGAGGTATCTGTACCTCTACCATCAAAATATACCAAATCAATTCCTTGTTCTTGACAGACTGCTTCTGGTGTCGTCATAGAGCACTCCTCTTTATTTTCTATTTTTTATGCGCGTTTCAAGTATAGATGTAATGAGGTCTATATCCTCGTCATTTAATTCATGTCCATCAAAGAAGAAAGTTTCTTCCGCATCTTTTTTTAAATCGATTGTCATCGAATTATCATTGTCTTTTGCGATGCGTGGATTATCTGTACGTCCTAACAAATAATCAGTAGACACATTGAAGTAGTCAGCAATTAGCTGTAAGCGTTCTGCTGATGGTTTTTTATTTTTTATTGTATAAATAGAATTTCTACTCAATCCTAGTTTTTCTTCTAGGGCTCCTAATGTAATTCCTCTAGCTTTGGCTAGTTCTTTAATTCTTTCGAATGTTGAAAACATTGATTTAACAACCTTTCTAAGCATTACGAAAAAATTCTATAAAAAAGTTTGTAAAATCACTTGACTAATCACAAACTTTAGTCTAGAATATAATTTGTAAAGCGAATAAATAAGCGAAACAAAAAACGAAGATAAAACTAAAAAAAATAAGTTTGGCGACTTTGATTATCAGTATTTATCAAGTATTTTGTTAGTGATTTTCTTATACTTTGATTTTAGACTATAGTTTGTAAAAAGTCAATAATAAAGTGTAATTTTTTCGCAAAAAAATTCGCTTTACCATTTTAAAGAAAGGAAATATATAAAAATGAGTCAGCAACATCAAAAATGGATTGCTTTAGTCGAACAACGATTGAAAGAGAAAAACTGGTCGAAAGCAGACTTAACACAAGCGGTTGGTTTACGAAGTCAAGGTACAATTACTGATTTGCTCAAAACTGGTAAAGGTAGTGTTGATTTAAAACTACGTGTTTCTAAAATTCTCAGCATTCGTGAGCCATGGGAAGAATTTGAAGAGAATTAGCGTTATTTTCATTTCCAGCTAGGTTGCTACGGTTCTAGCAGACAACCTCCGAAAATATAGATAATTGACATGATGAAACGAACTACATTAGGTCTGCTAGGACTATACCAGCCAAGCTGGAAAACAAAAAAAAGCCACTGAGAAATCAGTGACTTACACAAAAAAACTTACTTACATTATACCAGAAAGGAGCACTTATGGATAGTGTAATGCAACAATTTTCTGATTGGTTAAAAAGCACAATCAAGGAAACATTAAACAAGCTTTTGGAAATCGAACAGGATGATGGGTTTCCGGAATTGATGGATATGAAAACAACTTATAAATTTTTAGGTATTTCATATGACACATTCCAGATTTACCGTAATTATGATGGTTTCCCAAAAGAATTGCCAGCTAAACGCTGGTCTAAGCGAGCTATTAAGAAATGGCTTGAAAATCAAATTTAAAGCTTCTGGACAAGGCTTAAAAGAGAAAGGATTTAACATGACATATTTAACTATTACAGTAGCAGTTTTAGCGTTCGCTGAAATCATCACATTGACATTGTTCGGCAAACGAGCACGTAAGAAAGAAGCACCAGTCAAGCCAAATTATTCTGGCTGGGAAGCGAGTGCTGTTGCATACAATCGCATGCACGGTTTACCAGATGACGCGATTTAAGGAGAACGACAATGACTAGATTAAGAGAACTACAGCGAGCAAAAAAACTAACCCAACAAGAGTTGGCAGAAATAGCTGGTGTTTCTAAACGAACTATCCAAAATTGGGAAGATGGCACAAGTAACATAAAACCCGAAAAAGCCAAAAAGCTAGCAGATCACTTTGGTGTCAGCGTTGGATATTTGTTGGGCTATGACAACGATTTTGAAAAGCAAATTAGAATTGACACTTTAAATAACCTTATTTACAAAATGCACACAGCGTATGTTTCGTTGCTTGAAAAAACGGACAAAGAAGCTTTCTGGGCAGGTTTTGAAGCAGCAGAGCTGATAGTGCAAATGCAGAAAATGATATTAGAATTCGAGGAGTCAGCAAATGGAAAATGAATACGATTTCGACACAGACGAAATTATGCTGATTGATTTTAATGAAAATGGTTGGCATGGTTATTTCGGTGAAAGAGAGAACAATAATGACTGAAGTGTAATTATTAAATGAGGAGAATCGATAATGTACACATACGAATACCGCTGTTTGGATTGTGGCGAGCGTTGGGAAATTATTGATAGTTACCCGCCGCTTGAATGTCCACATTGCGAAAGTGAACAGATTTATCAACTATGGAAAGTGAGGGCGTACGATTGAGAATATATGTTAATAAACGCAAAGAATTGATTTTAGCACCAGAATATTTTGAAAAATATGGTGGTGTCAGTAACGAAACCATTCAAATTAAAGATGGTGAATTTACCGCTGAAATTGAAAAAGAAGTCAACGAAGCTATGCAAGAGATTATTGAGCGTTGGCAACCTAAAATTAAAGAACTACCGCTTAAAGCACTATTTGCTGAAAGACAAAGGCAAGTTAAAAACTTTAGTGACTTTGAAACGGTCCTAACAGAGCTGGTCGAGGAGGAATTTGGTAGATGAAAATTTTAGCAATTGATCCATCTTCAAACAGAATTGAAACAAGCACAACGGGAATTGTTTTGCTAGATAATGCAAAGCTTGAATGTTCGTGGGTAGCAACCTATGGCATGCGAGGTTTTAAAGAATGGTACACAACTATTGGATTTGATTTAGAGCCAGATGTCGTTGTTGTTGAAAAATTCGAAGCTCGTGATAATGACAAATCAAAAGATAATTCAGTATTAGAGACGATTGCTTTTATTGAAATGTGTTTTCCAAACTTAATCTTACAACGGAACGCGGGTTATAAATCTGACATTCCAGATAATCTCTTAAAAATTTTGGGTCTATGGAAATTTGAAAAAAGCCATCATCAAGATTGCCGAGCAGCCGCCCGACTTGGACTATTTTGGGCGATGCGGAACGACATTGAAGAAGTTGTTCAAGACATTGGAAAGGTGGTGATTGAGCATCAAAATCACGCTTAGAGAATGGCAAGAAGAAGCCGTAAAAAGAAGTATTGAAAATCCAGTTCATGGCATTTTTTTAGAAGCTTTAGGGGGTAGAGGTAAAACCATCTGCGCTTTATCAATCTGTAAAGCTAAAAGTGTTGACAAAGTCATCATCGTTAATAATCGAGTAGCTATTTTAGATGGTTGGAAAGATACAGTTCAAAAATTTGGCTTTGCCAAAGACTTTGAAGTTATTTATCTAACTGATAGAGCTTTGCAAAATCGTGTTAAAACGCAAAAAATGGCTTGTGACGTGCTTATTATTGATGAATGGCAAAATGTATCAAGCGATAAAAACGTGCGAGCATACGCTAAAATAAAGCGCAATTACACGATAGGATTATCAGCCACACCGATTAGAAAAAAAGGACAAAATTTCTATCCGCTAGAAAAAACGCTGTGGGGGTTTGCTAACCCTAACAGAAAATTTGATTGGCAGAAAACGCACGGAAAAATGGTATATGATCCATTCTCTTACTCAAAAGAGAAGTGGGATGACTTTAGGGACTATGAAAGCTATGTTTCTAAATTACCAAATTTCATGCGTTGGGAAGAAATTGAAGAGATTGAAAATGCCAAAAAGAACAATGGCTATGACATCAAATTTTTTCAAAAGACAGTTCCAGTCGCTAATCCTAAAAAGCTAAAGCAATTTAAGAAATTGAATTTAGTGACAATCGACGGTAAAACGGCAATGGCTAAACAATCGTTTGGACGCAAGACATTCGAACAATACTTAAATCAAACAGGTGTAACTGTTGATTTCCCAAAATTAAAAGCAATCAATGAAGATACGTCACTTTTAAAAGAGTTAGATGGTTTGATTGAACGAGCGCCGCACGGCATGCTGATTGTCAGCAAGTCAAAGCAAATTGTTAATGTTATCCATGAACGACACCCAGAAATAGGCATTTGGACTGGCGACATCAAAGAAGGTATTGATCATAAAATAGTTGTCGCCACAAATCAAGTTTTAGGTGTTGGTGTTGATGGCTTGCAATACAAATTTCAAACAATTGCTGTGCTTGATCCAGTCGCTGAAGATAGTGGCGAATATGACGACTATCGTCAATTGCTATGGCGAATAACAGGAAGTCGTCAGCAACATGATGTTAACGTTATTGAATTTTATTACAAAGGAGAATAAGAGTGTTTAAACTACCAGAAAACAAACCGCAAAAACCAGTTGATACACCAAGAAATTTCTTCATCTATGGTGACACGATGAGTGGGAAGTCATATTTAGCTAATGAATTTCCTAATCCTATCATTTTGAATACAGATGGAAATGCAACTGCTAACACAGTTCCAAGCATCCAACTTGAAAATGTAAAAGATAAAAATGGCAAGATTACAAAATCGGTCATTGAGCAACTCGCAGAGATAATGCTAGCGTTAAGAACTCAAGAACATACGTATCAAACAGTCGTCGTTGACGTCATTGATGATGTACTTGATTTAATCACCTTTGCTTTGCAAGACCGATTTGAGGTTGATAGTTTATCAGAAATAGGCTATGGCAAAGGTTATGCAATGCTAAAATCAGTTACTCGCGAGCTTATTGCAGACCTTAAAGCGCTTCCGATGAACGTCATTTATATCTCACGGCTTGAAGAGAAATTCGACGATAAAGGTAAAAAAATCGGTGAGGCGCCGTCTTTACCGCAAAAACAACTTAATCAATTTAATGGTAATTGTGACTTGATGATTAAAACACGAAAAATTGGTGAAACTTACATGCGAGAAGTGGACCGCAAGCGAAAAAATTACAAGCCAGAGGAAATTGACGACCCTGAAATTTTAGATATTTTGATGACTATTCGAAATGCCTTTCCACGAGGAGCAGAAAAGAATATTAAGTCGACTAAGAAAACAGTAAATACTAAAACTCAAGCAGTCGATGATGAAGAAGATTTTTAATAACGAAGGAGAACAAAAATGAGTTTACTAGAATTAATGCAAGAAATTAAAGAATCAGGATTTGACCCACGTAAAGATAGTGCTAGCGGAAATAGTCGTATTCCAGTTGGGAAATATCCAGTTGTTATTACAGCTCTAGGCTTTAACATCGCAGATAGCGGTTGGGAATATGTTCAAATTCAATGCGAAATTTTAGATGGTGAATTTGCAGGTCAAACAGAATACGTTTCAATCCATTTTATGGAAGATTGGAAAGGCAAAGAAACACCTAAATTTGTTTTACAACGAAATTTGAAGTTAGCTCGTAAACTGGCAACATTTGCTAATATTAAACAAAAAGCTGCGGACTGGGAAGACGGCTACTCTATTGCCGAAATGCTAAAACCAGCAGTTGGCTTACAAGTGACACTTGAAATCAAAGAAACCAAAAATAAAAAAGATCCAGATAGTCCTTATCGAAATTATGACTTTTTTGAACTTGAAGATACAACTTCAACGGCACAATCAATGGAAATCGATGAAGATGACCTCCCATTTTAAGAGGTAAGTTATGAAAAAGTCGATGAAAGATTTTGCCCTTGCTTATCAAAAACTCGGCTTTTCAGTTTTGCCTATCAGTCGAAAAAGCAAGGAACCAATGATTAAATTTAGGGATAAAGGACCGATGACTGCCGAAGAAATTGAACGTTTTTGGTCCAATAATCCAAATGCTAATATTGCCCTCAGAACAGATAAATTTTTTGTCATTGATATTGATTTGCACGGTGTAAATGGTTTTGAATCAATGAAACGCTGGTCTGGTTTGCAATACATCACACCAACGCTTCAAGCAAAAACTGCAAGTGGCGGTAAACATCTTTTCTACTTTAAACGAGAAGATTCAACACTCGGTCAAAACATAGGTATGTTACCTGGTGTAGACCTTAAAGCTCATCCCAATAATTATGTATTAGTTGCCCCGTCTGCAACCGATAAAGGACAATATGAATGGGATTTAGAAAAATCAGCCGAAGGTGGAACTATAACAACGGCTAGTAAAGAGCTTGTGCAGGCTATCAAAGCTCTTAGCAAACACAGTGAATTAGATAACATCCGTTTTAACCGAAAACGTGATAGGGGTGAAAAATCACGTACAGCTGAAATATTTGAGATGATTGCTACAGGTTTTGGTGGTGAGGGCGGTCGTAATGACGCTCTTGCTAGTTTTGCAGGTGGCCTACTGCTTCGTGGTGTTGATGATGAGTACGTTTATGAATTAGCCAAAATCGCTAACAATAACGGTGTTGATCCACTGTCCGAGGCAGAAGTAAAACGAACAGTTGAAAGCATGATAGAGACAGATAGGAGGGGAGACTAATCGCTGATGTAAGTAAAATTTATGAAAAACAGCTAGTTTACCAAAAAAAGAAAATTAATGGTGAGGAAGTTGAATTCTTAAAAGCTGATAGTCCTAAGAATGTTCTTCTATCTATGAAGATTGATAGTAAATTAAGTGAAAATCTTCGAAATAATGCTTTTACACAAGACTTTGAAGTTATTAATCCAATTACGCTCGATAATATTGAAATTGACAAAGGACAATTGCCTAACGGGTTTGAAGCCTATTTAACACTCTATTTTGAGAATCATCTTGGTGTTGTTTACAAACCTAGAGCGCTTGAGCAAGGTTTACTAGCTTTCTTTGCCGAAAATTCTTACAATCCTGTCAGAGAATATATGGAAAAAGCATATAAAAACTGGGATGGAAAAGAAAGACTACATAAAACTTTTCAATATTGGCTTGGTGCTAGTGACAACAATGGTCTGACTGCCAAAATTGCAAAAATGTTCTTTGTTGGTGCAGTTACTAAAGTTTATCAAAAGCATGTAAAATTTGATTTTGTCTTGGATATTGTAGGTGGTCAAGGAGTAGGGAAAACCTCGTTCTTGCAAAAAATTGGTAAAGAATGGTACACAGACGCTGTAACTGATTTTCAAAACAAAGATAATTATGACATCATGCTTAAATCACTAATTGTCAATGATGATGAGATGGTTGCAACAAAAAAGACAAGTTTTGCAGAGCTCAAATCATTCGTTTCGAAAGTAGATATGGAATATCGTAGACCATATGACCGACGAAGCGAACGTTATGACAAAAATTTTGTTATTTGTCGAACTACCAACGAAAAAGAATATCTTCGAGACAAAACAGGCGAACGACGTTTCAATCCTATACTTGTTAACCCAGAATTGCAAAGAAAACATCCAATGGAAATGACAGAAAAACAAGTAGATCAAATCTGGGGGGAAGCAGTCGCGTTATACAAACAAGGCTTTGATTTAGTCTTTGATGAAGAGACAGAGAAAGCTTTAGTTGAATATCGTAAACAGTTCACATATTTAGACGAGGTTGAATCTCAAATCTATGAATATTTGGATATGTTAGTTCCAAATAATTGGGATAAAATGTCTGCAGTCCAACAACATCAATATACCTGGGCATATTTTAATAATGCTGTTTACCGTGATGAAGACGGTAAAGAATACGAAGGAGTAGTCTTACAAAACTTTGTGGCGACAAAGCAAATTTTAAAAAATGTATTCGACATTGAAACTGCAAAAGGTGAGAAAATTACACGTAAAATTAAGCTGCTTATGGATAATTTAGAAGATTGGCAAGAAAAGCGAAGTCGTGTGAATGGTCGACAAGTTAGAGGATACTTTAGGAAAAATATACAGTAAATATGCAATAAAAAGTGATGTCACACTAACGAATTTGATGTCACAAAATAGGTTAAATGTGACATCATGTGACACAATTGTGACATCAATGATGTCACACCTCGAAACCCCTTATTTTCCAAGAGGTTTAATATGATTTTTGATGATTTTTTCAAAAATTTGATGTCACACCCTTTAGTCCTTGGGAGACAAGGGGTTAAGGTATCTAATATATAAATGTGACATCAATTATTATAAAAAATAATTATTTATTTATTAATAATAGGTAAAGCCCTATTTAAAGGCATTCTTTATTTTTAAAAAATAAAAGTTTGAAAAAGTGATGTCACAATGTCACATGTTAATTTTTATGCAAATAATGAATAAAAACAGAGGAATAAAAAATGACAAAACAAGCAAAAACGTTAGAAGAATTTGAAATTTTACATAGAAGTGGAACTATTGAATTTATTTATAAAGGCTTTGAATGCCTTATCCGATTAGCGGAATGGAGTGGTCATTTAAATGGATATGTCAAAATTCCTAAAACCCACCCTGCTTATTTTAAAGATTATGACGAATTAGATATTGAATGTCATGGCGGACTAAGCTTCTCTGGTTTCTTAACGGATAGAAAAGGTGAAAGAAATTGGTATATCGGTTTTGATTGTGCGCACGCAGGAGATTTAACGCCTCAAATTGGTGAACAATTTCCAATATCAAATTTGTTGTTTGGTTATGAAATCTGGCGCGACGAAAAATATGTGACAGATAATTTAAAAAACATTGTGGAGCAACTTATTGAAATGGAGTAAGAAAATGAAGAAACAAGAAGCGATTGAAAAGTTACAATCAGAAGCAGTAAACCATTACAGCGAAACAAGTGGTTGGTTTAAGGAAATAAAATTAGATATAGTCACTGATATTGTTAATCAAATTTACGAACCAAAAAAGGCAGTTGTACCACGGTATATTGATACATGGATTCAAGGTGCAGAATATAATGGTTTTGATTTGTATGAAGCAATGACTGATGAAACCCCGGATAAAGTATCTACTTGGATTGTCTGCAATCCAGAAACATTTGCCAAAGCTTGGATTTATGGCTATGAAGTCGAGAAAGAGAAGTTGTATACAGTTAAATTCTCAAACGAAGATTTTGGCAAAACATATATCGGGATAATAAAAACTGCTAACAAGATTGGTATTAGTACTGTCCCGATAAATGATGAATGCTCTAAATGCTATTTTACTAAAAGTGAACTTGAAGAATTTAAATTTTGGAATAACCCAGCTTTTGAAATAAAAGAGGTGACAGAATGAATAAACAAGAAGTGATTGATGAGATTGAGAATGCAATCCCAGATTATATATTAAACGATTATCAAAGAGGTAAAGAGACCGGTTTAACTTATGCGTTGGAATTAGTCGAAGAACTTGACGAGCCAGAAAAGCCAGTAGTGCCACAGTTCGTTGCGGATTGGTATGAAGAGCATAAAGAGGACCTTGAATATAACTTATACAGACTTTGTATCGATTTCTGTGGACGAAAATTACATGAAGATTTACATGAATGGTTTAAATTTGATAAAAATAAACCAATTGAGACACTTATATTAATGCACAAATTCGGCTACGAAGTTGAGAAAGAGAAGCTTTATACAGTTGAACTTCCAAATCCTAATAGAACAGATGTAAGCTTAGTGCTTGGATTATACAATGACGGTAAGGTTGCTATATTTGCTGTTTGTATAGACAATTGGAAATATGAAAAGCGATATAAGCTAACTGAATCAGAAATCAAGAAAGATTTTGAATGGGCTTGGCAGTTTGCGGAAGAGGTAGAAAGATGACTGTTAGAGAACTAATTGAGAAGTTACAAGAATTCGATGAGTGGAACGAGGTCGGATTAAGATTAGAAAATGTCTGTGTGTTGGATGTGTTAGCAGAAACGGATAAAAACGGATGTACTTTTTTCATTAACGATAGCGAGATTGAAGTGGATAAGGTAGCTCCAGGTGCGATAGTAATTACAGCAGAAGGGATTTAAAATGACAATACCAAATTTTAGGGCGTGGGATAAAATAAGCAAGAAAAATGTTTCCTGTGATGATGATTGATTTTGGTCAGTCATATGTGATGATTGAGGAAATTAATGGTCTTTGGTGCGAAAGAGGTTTTGATGAAGTGGAACTCATGCAATCAACTGGCTTATTTGATGAGAATAGCAAAGAAATTTTCAACGGTGATATTGTACTAATTTATGGTGAAAAAATCTCAAAAGTATTTTATTCACAAGGTTCGTTTTGCGTTGACATTTTAAACGGAGGAACACCTTTACACGGTTTTTCACCAAAGCAGCTTGAAGTCATTGGCAATGTTTGGGAAAATCCAGAGCTTGTGGAGGAAGAGAAATGATTAAAAAGTATATTAAAACGTCACCTGTGGAAGCAATTCAAGTAACCGAGGATAATCACGATGAAGTAAAAAGGTTTATTGGAGCTTTTGATATTGGCTTTGGGGAGTTTCATCAAATGGTAACTGTATCTGGTAGCATGTGGTTACATGATTATGACTATATTATTAAAAATAGCGATGGTGAATGCTATCCTTGCGCTAGAGAAGTATTTGAGAAAACATATAAAGAGGTTAAGAAATGATAAATTACGGAACAAAAGAACAGCTTAAAGAACAATTGTTATACAAGCGCATTATTAAATGGGCTGGAGATTGCTTGGAGCTTGAAGACGGTACAATAGTTACCATTGAAGAATCAGAACAAGATTGCTGTGCAAGCGCTGGTGGTGAATTTAAAGATGTTAAGCTAGACGCTGTAATCACTGATGTAGAGTTTGGAGAACTAGAAGTCGTCGAGGGGGACGAAGATTTCGGGGAATATTCTATGAGAAATACTGTTACTCTCTATCATAACCAAAACCCGATTGCTATTGCAGACTGCGAAGCGGACGCTGGCAATGGCGGTTACTATTACAGTGTCTGCTCGCTTGTGATTAAAAATGTTCACTATAAGGTAGTGGAGGCTTAGATGAAAAAATACAAAGTTTCCCTTATTTTTGGAGAGGGCTATTGGCCTTGGACTTATATAGTCGAAGCCGAGAATTTTCAAGAAGCCTTAAAAAGAGCTAGCGAACGAAGTTTCGCTAGCGACGAGGATATAACAAGAGTTGAAATTGTAGAGGTGTAATAATGTTCGATACTCTTAAAATGATTGTTTATAAGTTCAACGAACAAAAGAAACAGCTCAGGCAGAATTTGAAACAATTCTTTTGCAGACACGATTATGTAAAGAAAGAGGAGAATTCGATATTTAGTTTTAGTATTAAATATCACCTTGAATGCTCGAAATGCGGGAAGCGCAGTTTTATTGAGCCGTGGTTAGATTATAGAGAGGAAGAAACATGAGATGTATAGTTTACTTAATCGGAAATGATGGCTATCCAGTTTCATCTTTTCCTATGAACGGTGTTGACTTTAGTCTTATTACACAAGTGGTTAGTCAGATTGACTTAGTTAAAGACTGTAATTTAAGACGCATCGTGATTGAGAAACTGGATGAGAAATGAACCACCCACAAAGGTATCTAGCAAGGTTCGAATCCTTGCGTGGGTATAACCCAGAATAAATTTAAAATGGAATAGAGGTGTTAACACACTTCTTCTCACGCAAATTAGTATATCTGCTGGTTAGTCTACTGGGTGGCTAGCTAGCAAACAGACTGAAATATTTAGAAACGAGGTATTCCTTAAAATTCTTTCTGTAAAACATTCTAAAGCGAATTATCAGTCGTTCGTGATTCTGCAAGGCGCTGCTTTCCTTGTGGGAATTCAATGCTTGGGTCGTGCGCCTGCCCAAAACAGAAAAAAGCCCTACTCACGTAAGGACCTCCAATGTTATATTCACTTTTAATATTATAACATATTGGAGGTTGCGAGTGGTGGCTAAAAGTAAAACAGAAGCAGAGTATTTATTGGAAGAACTAAGACTGATTCCTAAAATAATCAAGCAATTAAAATTAGATATTGAAGCTACTAGAAGCTCGCTGCTCACGTCTCCGCAATGGTCTGATATGAAAGTGAGCGGTGGTATTCGACAGTCACAGACAGATAGGAACGTGTCTATTATTGATACGTCTGATTATTGTACGGTAGAGATTGACCGTCTTATCAAAAGGCGCGAGGAAATTATCGGGATAATTATGAGAATACCAGATGCAGCTCAACGACATGTCTTATTAACGACTTACTTAAGATGTGAAACATTTGACGAAGCAATTGATATGCTAGAGTTAAATAGAAACAAATATTATACAATTAAAACCAAAGCGGTTAAAAATCTAAACATTATATTAAATCGTGACAAAATCATACGGAATTAGTACAAATTCATACTCAAAAATACAATCTGCCATGCTAATATAGTAGTATGAAATAATGACGACGGGAGCTAAAAGATAGCTCCTTTTGTTGTGTTAAAAGGAAAAAAGGAACATGAAACCACAAAAGATTACTGTTGTTGGTGGAAAGCGAAAGCAAGTAGACTTTGATAGTCGAAGCGAAGAGTATAAGAACTATAACAAGACTAGATGGAACTATGATAAGAAGTTAACAAGGTTCTACAATAGTTCAGTCTGGAGAAGCACAAGTAAGTTAGTATTACTTCGTGATGATTATGTCTGTCAAATGTGTGGAGGAGAAGCGACGATGGTCGACCATATAATTCCAATTAAACAAGATTGGAATCGAAGATTGGATCTTGACAATCTTCAAGCAAGTTGTAAAGCATGCAACGATGCTAAAGCTAATCGTGAGAATTATGGTAAAAAATAGCTTATAAAAGGCGAACTATTAGGTTATATACAGGGCTGTGATTGCTTTATTGTTCGGAATACCCGTACGATTTTTTACGGGGAGTGTTATTGTTCGGATTCTACAACGCCGCCCTCTTCCGTGCGCAATTTTCCCTTTTTAAAATTTTTGCAGTCTGGAAATTTCAATGTAAAGGAGGTGTCAAGTTGGGAAGAAAGTTAAAGGTAGTTGAAAATAACAAAAAACATTTGACTAAAGCTGAAAAAGCTGTACGTGTCGAAATCCAAAAATCAGCTGGTGACGGTTTGATTGAGTTACAACTAACACCTCCTGAACACTTAGGAGAAACAGCGAAAGCTGAATACGTTCGTATCGTTGAAGATTTAAAAAGTTTACCAGTTCGTGATTTAGACAGGGCAGTTTTAGAAAACTACTGTACGTGGTACGGCATATATGTTGAAGCAAGTCAAAAAGTAAATGAAATAGGTGTTTCTGTTTTTAGTGAAGATAAAGACATGTGGATTCAGAATCCATTAGTTGTTACGCTTGAAAAAGCAACAAACAACATCAAATCATGCGCGGCTCAATTAGGTTTAACTGTTGATAGTCGCATGAAGATGTATGTGCCTAAAACAGAAGAAAAGAAAGACGGTATATTTGATAAATTTGGGAATTAGTGAAAGGAGGTAATCAAAATAGCTTACGATTATTTAGAAATTCCAGAGCGGTATAGAGATACTGCTTTTTATTATGCTCTTGATGTGGTCGACGGCAATATCAAAGCTTGTCAGAAAGTTATCAAAGCTTGCCAAAGACACTTAGATGATTTGAAAAATATTAGTGATTCTGATTTTGAATTTGATTATTTCCCAGAAAAAGCCCAAAACACTATCGATTTTTTGGAGATTTTGCCAGATGTTAAAACTGGTAAAACTTATCCGCTGGCAAGGTTTCAAAAATTCATTATCTCTAGCTTGTATGGCTGGCGAAAGAAAAAAGACCATTCTGTCAGACGTTTTCGAAAAGCTATGGTTTCGGTTGCTCGTAAAAATGGAAAAACCATTTTAATCGCTGGTATTTTGCTATACGAGTTTTTATTTGGGAAGAACCCTGCATTAAGCCGTCAGTTGTTCTGTACGGCTAACGACCGTACACAGGCTAGAATTGCTTGGACGATGGCTAAGAAGCAGTTAGAGGCTCTTAGAGCCAAGGATAAGGACATTTTCAAAGCGACCAAGATTGTGCGAGATGAGTTAACAAATAAGCGTGATGAATCGTATATCAGGGCATTAAGCCGTGATACTGGCGCAGTTGACGGTTTCGAGCCATACGTTGGCGTGCTAGATGAGTACGCCGCAAGCAAAACCAATGAAATGATTGAGCTTTTGGAATCTGGGCAAGGTCAGCTTGATAATCCGTTAATTCTTATCATTTCAACTGCTGGTTTAGATTTGAATGTGCCAATGTACGCAATTGAATATAAGTACGCTGCTAAGATTTTAGATAAGAAAACAGTTGATGATTCGTATTTTGCGTTCATTTCCGAACAAGATGACGAGAAAGAAATCGCTGACGAAAGCAATTGGATTAAGTCAAATCCTATTTTGGAAGTGCCAGCATTACACGAAAAAATCATGGATTATTTGCGAAAAAGGCGTAAAACTTCGCTTGAAACTGGCGAAATCAACAAGGTTTTAGTGAAGAATTTCAATATGTGGCGCCAATCAAGCGAAGCTTCGTACATGGATAAACAGACATGGGAAGATGCTTTAATTGATAAGCCTGACACGACTGGCAGACGGGTTTGGATAGGCGTTGATGTCGGTCATTCAAGCGATTTATTTTCGATTAGTACAATGGCAATGATGGACGATTATTGGTATGCTGACAGCTTTTCTTTTGTTGCTACTAAATATGGTTTGATAGCGAAAGAAAAGCGAGACGGTGTTTCTTACACCAATTTAGAGCGGATGGGAGAATGTGAAATTACTACTCTTGAATCTGGCGTCATTGATAATGAGCGAGTTATGGAAAAACTCGAAGAGATGGTTATCGAAAACGATTGGGAAGTTCAAGGAATCTATTTTGACCCTTATCAATACGGAGCTTTGCTAACTATGATTGAGAAGCGACATCCAGAGTGGGTGCAAGTCCAAATTCCGCAAACAACAATGGTTTTGAATATGCCGACGAAACAGTTTAGAGATGATGTTAAGATTGGGAGAATCAAGCATTCGGGCAATAAATTGTTAACAATGGCTGTTAATAATGCTTATACACGAGTTGATAATAATGGTATGCGTATTGATAAGAACAAGAATAGCAATAAAATTGATCCACTAGATGCTTTGTTAGATGCATACGCAGCTTGCTACCTTGAATCATTTGACGGTGCAGGATATTGGACTGACGAGAAAATCTTTGAAAGTGGAGGTCTGTTTTGAAATTTTTTAAAAATAACATTCATACATTGCTATTGTTAGCTGGCTTTGGCTTGATTGATTATTCATTTTTTAGATTGGATTTAACAGCTGGCTTTATGTGTCTAGGTTTGATGTGTACATTTTTAGGTTTATATATTGATAAAACCATGCGCTAGAAAGGAGGTGAGACAATGAGCTTTTTTCAGTCGTTAGGAGATTCCAAACTCTCTTATGACGATTATGTCGCTTCGGTAGTGTCTGGCAACGATAGCGCAAAGTATGTTGGTATTTCAGCTCTTAGAAACAGCGATGTACTGACAGCAACTTCGATTATCGCTGGTGATATTGCTAGGTTTCCGCTAATCAAGAAGAATGTTCATGGTGATATCATTCAAGATGAGGACATCAATTATTTGTTGAATGTAAAATCGACTGGCAATGCTTCAGCTCGAACGTGGAAATTTGCAATGGCAGTCAATACTATTTTGACAGGTAATGCTTATTCTCGTATTTTGAGAGACCCAAGAACCGGCAAAGCACTACAATTTCAATTTTATAAACCGTCAGAAACTCGCGTAGAAGAATTAGATAGTCACGAGCTTATTTATACATTTATTGATAGTCTGACAGGCAAAGAAATTACATGTGGTGCAGAGGACGTTATTCATTGGAAGTTCTTTAGTCACGACACCATTTTAGGACGTTCGCCGCTTTTATCGCTTGGTGATGAAATCAGTTTGCAAAACAGCGGAACAAGTACGCTTTTAAAATTCTTTAAAGACGGTTTTTCAAGCGGTATTTTAAAAATGGAAGGCGCTATGTTGAGCGGTGAAGCTCGCAAGAAAGCTCGTGAAGAATTTGAAAAAATGCGGGAAGGGGCAAAGGGTGGAAGTCCTCTAGTATTTGATAAGACAATGACCTACGAACCGCTAGAAATCGACACGAATGTTCTGCAATTGATTTCAAGTAACAATTTTTCAACAGCTCAAATCGCTAAAGCTTTGCGAATACCTAGCTACAAATTGGGCGTAAACAGTCCTAATCAGTCTGTGGCACAGCTTACGGAAGATTACGTTACAAACGACTTGCCGTTTTATTTTGACGCGATAACAAGCGAATTGGGGCTTAAAATCTTTAGCCCGAGAGATAGACGGAAGTGCCGTCTTGAGTTTGATACACGTAGTATAACAGGTCGAAACGTTGATGAGATTGTTAAACTTGTCAATAATACGCTGCTGACACCAAATCAAGGGCTTATCGAACTTGGCAAACAGCCGTCTGATAATCCAGATATGGATAGGTATCAAACGAGCCTTAATTACGTGTTCTTGGATAAGAAAGAAGAATATCAGTCATTGAAAGGGGGTGAAACGAATGCCAAAACGAATTCAGATGAGAGGTCCGCTGATTCCGAATAATAGTCAAGAAGCTTATGATTATTTTGGAATAGAAGCTGTGAGTGCTAAATCGATTTCCGCAGCCCTCCCAGAAGATGGTTCAGACGTTGTAATCGAAGTTAATTCAAACGGTGGTTTGGTGACAGTAGGCAGCGACATCTATACAGCGTTGAAAAATTATTCTGGGCATGTAACCGCTGAAGTTACTGGAATGGCTGCAAGTGCTTGTAGCGTTGCGATTATGGGCGCTGACAAGGTTGTCATCAGTCCAACAGCTCAAATAATGATTCACAAAGCGTTGTTGAATTGGGTGTCTGGTAACAGCGATGACTTCGAATCAGCCGCTAACGCTTTGAAAGCTAGCGACCGAGGAATTATCAACGCTTATAAAGCTAAAACTGGCTTAAGTGAAGATGAATTGCTTGAACTCATGAAAAATGAAACGTATATGAGTGCTGATGAAGCTGTTGAAAAAGGTTTTGCTGACGAAGTAATGACATTTGATGAACAACAGGCAGTTGCAAGCATTGGCAATGGATTATTGCCGCAAGCAGTTATTGACGACTATTTCACGAATCATGGCAACAAGCGAAAACAAGAAATTGAAGCTATGAAGCGTGAAATCGAAAAAGAAGAAATCTTACAAGGACTTTAAGTCCTTTTTATTTTGCACAAAAAAGGAGAAAAAACTATATGTTTGATGAAAAAATCAAAGAATTAAAAGCATCTATCAACTCGCTTTCAGCTACTATCGCTGATAAAACGGCGCAGGTTAAAAACGCTCTTGAAGCTGATGACCTTGAAAAAGCTCGTACTATCAAAAATGAAATTGACACAGCTAAAGAAGAATTAAAAACAGCTAAAGCCGACCTTGAATTATTCGAAGCTACTAAAGTTTCTGGTGGCGCTGAAAACAAAACAGGTCGTGAAATTGAAACAGACGACATGACTTATCGTGATAAAGTTAACGCATTCTTGCATTCAAAAGGTGCTGTTGTTAACGAAGGACTTCGCTTCGACGGTAAAGATGAAGTGCTTATCGCAATGAACGAAATCACTCCAACAACTGACGGTGTTAAGAAAACAGATACTACCAAAGTTACTAGTGAAGAACTTGTTACGACTCCAATTCGTGAAATCAAGACAACTGTTGACTTAAAACCATTCACAACAATTTATCCAGCTAAAAAAGCTTCTGGTAAATATCCAATTTTGAGAAAAGCAACATCAAAAATGGTTAGTGTTGCTGAATTGGAGAAAAACCCAGCTCTTGCTAAACCAGATTTTGAACAAGTGGACTGGTCTGTCGAAACATATCGTGGAGCTATTCCAGTTTCACAAGAATCTGTTGACGATGCAGATGTTGATTTGATTAGCATTGTTGCTGAAACAGTCAGTCAAATTAAAGTTAACACAACTAATGCAGCTATTGCCGATGTACTTAAATCATTTACAGCTAAAACAGTTGCAAACGTTGATGACATTAAGAAAATTCTCAATGTCGACCTTGACCCTACTTATGACGTGGCATTCGTGGTTTCACAAAGCTTCTACCAAATTCTTGACACTCTTAAAGACGGAAATGGTCGCTATCTTTTGCAAGATTCAATCACTGCAGTAACTGGCAAAGTCTTGCTTGGCAAACCAGTATTCGTTCTCTCTGATGAAATTCTTGGTGCATCTGGAGAAGCTAAAGCGTTTGTTGGTGATTTCAAACGTGGTATCTTGTTCGCAGACCGTAAAGATTTAGGGCTTCGTTGGGCAGATAACGAAATTTACGGTCAATACTTGCAAGCTGTTCTTCGTTTTGGTGTTAAGAAAGTTGATGCGAAAGCTGGCTACTTCGTAACATTTACACCCAGCGAAGCCTAATTCGGAAAACGTAAGCGTTCCGACTGAGGCGAACACAATTACAGAGATTAAAGCTTACTTAGATAGTAAAGGCATTAGCTATACAAGTAGTATGACTAAAGCTGAATTATTGAACTTGGTAAATTCTTAAGGAGGTAGCTAAATGGCAGTCTCGCAAGAATTACTGGAAGCAGTTAAACTCTATTGCAAGATTGACTTTGACTTTGAAGATAGCATTTTGGAAGAAATGATTGAAGCAGCGCAAGAACAGATTTGCTTTGCAATTGAAGCTGGTTCAACGCCAGAAGATTTTGCAGGTTATAAGAAATTTGACCTTGCTGTAAAGAAACAAGTCAAAGAAGATTATGAGCATAGAGGTGTTACTGCTGATAGCAATCGTTATCCGCTGGCGAATGGTGTGTTAAACATCATTCATCAGCTACGTTTGCGAGGTGATGACAATGTTAACACGTAAAATGAATGTGCGTATCACCATTTTTAAAAAAGAAGGTGGGCAAAACGAAGATGGCGAAGTTTTAGACAACGTCAGAACAGACATTATGAGTTGCTGGGCAGAAGTGTCTAAAACGACTGTTAAAGATTTTCGTGAGAATACGACAGGCAAACAAGCAGATAATTCGACATTGACTGAAACGAGTGATACGAAAGTATTTTTAATTCGCTATATGCCTAAACCACCATTTGATAATTCAATGTTCGTTGATTTTTACGGACTTGAATATAAAATTGAAAAAATGGAAGTTGATTACGCCAATAAAGAAATGATTATGATAAGCGGGGTGCGTATTACATGACAAAAGGTCTTGATGCAATCTTATCTAATCTTACGAAGTTACAAGTCAAAGCACCAAACGCAGCAAGAGAAGCGGTGACAGAAGTTGCTGAAGAATTTGAAAAACAATTGCAAGCAAACACTCCAGTTGACGAGAAATTCATCGACCATTTGCGAGATGATACAGCGATTAGCGGTTTTAAAGGTGCTAGCGAGGGTATTATTTCAAAAGAAATCGGTTATGGCAAACAAACTGGGTGGCGTGCGAAGTACCCAGATTCTGGGACGATTTACCAACGAGGACAGGACTTTGAAGAAAAAACAATTAATCAAATGACACCTCGTGCAAAAGAAATATACGCAAAGAAAATTAAAGGAGGTCTAGGTCTATGATTGCCGAAACGACGGCGTACAAGCTATTAAGTAACGATGATAAATTGAATGAGCTGTTTGACAGCTACCGTGGCGGTAAATTCGGACATGGTTTTAAACAAGGAATTTTCACTTATGATATTCCCGAAAAACCAACCGATTTAAAGAAAAAAGACTTAGCGCCTTTCTTGCGTATCAATACAACTTATGATGCGCCTAGCAATTATGCCGATGATAGCTATATTAGCACAGAGCAGCGTATTGTCATTAATTTCTGGTGTCAAACAGCTGCTCAATCGGAAGCAATTGTAAAACGCATTGATGAAATTCTAACTGAAGCTGGTTTTGAATGGTACACAGCTAACGAAACTCCTCGATATAAAGATAACGATATTGACTTACTAATGAATGTAAGAAAGTATCGTTTTTTTACTTGGGGTGCTTAAAAAAGAAATGAGGAAATAAAAATGGGTAAAGTAAAATTTGGACTTAGTGCTTTTGAATATGCAGTTTTAGATGCTAGCGATAAAACAACAGCTAGCAAAAAATTGCTCGGAATGACAAGTGCAAAGTTAGAAGTAACTAACGAACTGAAAACACTAATGGCAGATGATGGACCATACGCTGTTTTATCTGGTGGTATTACAGAAACTAAACTAACAATCGAAAACTATGATTTGACTTCTGATGCTCGCAAGGATTTCTTGGGAATCACAGTTGAAAACGGTGTTGAAAAATACAACAAAGACCTCACTCCTAACAACATTGCATGTCTATTCCGCACTAAAATGGACGACGGGAAATATATTTGGGTTGGTCTTTTAAAGGGCAAATTCAATGTACCAGGTCTTGAAGCTTCAACAGTTGAAGGTGCACCAGACCCTAAAGCAGATTCAATCGAAGGTAGCTTTGTAGCTCGCGGTGATGAAGATGGTGACATTTTCTACATTGGGCGTGAAGATGCTTCTGGTTTCAGTTTAGAAGCATTCAAAAAAATGGTATTTCCAACTGCGGAATAAGCAACTGGTCGCATTTTGCGACCTTTTATTTTTATGTAAGGAGCAATTATGTACGAAATTAAAATAAATAAAGGCGGACTAGAAAAAGAGTTCTCAAAAGAATATATCAACGTTCAAGATAATTTGTTAGCCCTTGAACACAACGCCCGCCAAATTGCTTTTATTGATGACAAAAAAGCGTCTAGCGACCCAAATAAGGTCAGAAAACTAAATGAATCCTATCTTCGCATGTTCGTAGAAATGTACGGAAAACAATTTACGCTAGAAGAATTGAAGCTAGCTGATGTTAAAACGATGGAAACTCTCCATCAACTATTTGGAGATTCTCTAAACGGTGGCAAGACCGACGAAGAAGCCGAAGATGGTGACGACTCAAAAAAGGAAAAATAACCCCAGAAGAAGCAAGAGACAACTTGTTAACTTGGATTAAAAATCTTTTGCAAAATGGGTATACCATCTTAGAAATAAAACAAATGCAACTATCAGATTTTGAGTTAATGGTGGAAGCATTAGAACAAGAATCGCCCGAAAAGAAAGCAGAAGAAACTGAAACTACTCTTGACAAAGCCTTTCCTTTCTTATTTGGGTAGAAAGGAGAAGAAAGTTTAGTGAATCTAGGAGAATTAGTAGCTACTGCTACGCTTGATATAGCGCCTTTTCAAACAAACACAAAACAATTAAAGACTTATTTACGTGGTGTCGATAGCTCTTTGAAAGCTGTTGAGAAAAGCATTTCCGGTCAAGGTAATAAAGTTAAAGCTTTACGTTCGGTTTATAACGAAACAGGACAGGCTTTGAAAGGTTATCAAGCATTACTTGTTAAGCAAACCGAAAATTATAACACCTTAAAATCAAATATTGGAGATGTTGCAAGTGCTACTGAGAAACAAAAGAATCAACTTCTCGGAGCTCGTACAGCTATGATGGATACAGCTGCTAAAATCAGCGAATTACAAGGTCGTTTGCAAAGTTTAGCAACTGAAATCAACATCTTTAGTCGTATGGGTTCTGCTATGACTAATTTTGGTAATAAATTAACGGCTTTGGGGGCTGGCGCTGTGAATCTTGGTTCAACTTTGACTGGAGCTGTTACAACGCCTCTTGTTGGCATAGGCGTAGCTGCAATGACGACATTTGGTAATTTTGAGCAACAAATGAATCGTGTTAAAGCTATTTCTGGCGCTACAGGTGGACAATTCGACCAATTAAAACAACGAGCGGTCGAGCTGGGAGCGAGTTCTGTCTTTTCAGCATCAGAAGTTGCACAAGCTATGGAGAACATGGCGTCTGCAGGAATGAACGTCAATGACATCTATTCGGCATCGGCTGGTGTTATGGACTTGGCTGCGGTGTCTGGTCGTGATATGGGATTGGCTGCGGAAGCTGTAGCAAGTGCTATGAATCAATTTGGTATAGCTGGAGAGAATGCAACACACGTAGCTGATGTCTACGCAAAGGCAGCCGCTGACACAAATGCTGAAACGGTTGATATGGCAGAAGCAATGAAATATGCTGGACCTGTCATGAGTTCATTGAATTCTTCTTTTGAAGAAACAGCTGCAGCGATTGGAATTATGTCTAATGCTGGTATTAAAGGCTCGCAGGCTGGTACTACTTTGCGTACAGCCATGCAACGTTTAGCGGCACCTACAGATGTTGCTTCTAAATTAATGCAATCACTTGGAATTTCTGCTTACAATTCTGAAGGACAGATGAAACCAATCAGCGAATTGTTGCCACACCTTCAAGAACGTTTGAGTGGTTTATCAGAGGAACAGCGAAATAACGCGTTGAATACATTGTTCGGAAAAGAATCTTTAAGTGGTATGTTGGCGCTTTTGGATAGTGCTGGACCTGAATTTGACGGAGTTGTTTCTGGGTTACAAAATTCAAACGGCGCTGCTAAAGAAATGGCTGATACGATGAACAGCGGTCTTTCTGGATCAATTGAAAATTTGAAAGGTAAATTAGAGACTGCTGCAATTACTGTTAGTGAACGCTTTGCACCATACATTGAACAACTGGCTGATAAAGTAGGTGAGTTAACAGAGTGGTTTACCAATTTGAGTGAAGAACAACAAGACCAAATTATAAAATGGGGCTTAGTAGCGGCTGCAGCAGGTCCGGCTTTGGTAGTGTTTGGTAAAGTCGCTGGTACTTTAGGTACAACTTTCAAAGCTCTTGGCACGGTAAGCTCTGGAATCGGAAAAGTAGTCGGAAAAGTGGCGCCATTAATAACTAATTTTGCTGGAATGGAAACAGCAGCTGTTGGAGCAACTGGGGCTACTAGTGGATTAGGTACTTCGATTAGTTTGCTCTCTAATCCTCTAGGAGTAGTGGTTGGTGGCGCTGCATTGTTAACTGGAGGGCTAGTAGTTTTAGCAGAAGCTAAAGATCGTGCAAGAGAAAGCGCAGAAAAATACGGAACTACATTATCGAATGACACAAAAGGTAAACTCGATGAGTTCAGCAGCGCTGTAACTACTGCTCAAACAGCTATGACGAATTTTGAAACTGGTGCAACACAATCAGCGGATAACGTTAAACAAGCTGTCGCGGATATGATGAGCGCTATTACACAAGGCGCGGAAGATTCTAAAGCTCGAATAGATGTGCTTGCTCAAAAATATGGTCTTACAGATGAGCAAGTAGCAGCTGCTAAAGCTAAGCAAGATTTGATTGTGTCAAATTCGCAAACTATGACAGACCAAATCACAGCTATTTACGAAAAGCATAACGGTGATGTCAGCCAGCTTACGACTACTGAAAAGACGATTGTTGAAAACAATATGAGAGAGCTTTGTAAAGCTCGTGTTCAGGAATTAGGTCTTGGTAAAGATAAAGAAAAAGCAATCCTTGAAGTCTTTAATGGCGACGTTAAAAATATGACGATGGCACAACTTAAAGACCAGTCTTCGGCTTTGCAAGAAGCTATGAAAGAGGAACAGCAATCTTATAAGACACAGCGTGATGAAATTAAAGAATCACTCGATTTAGGGCTTATCGACCAAGAGCAGTATAACTCGAAAATGGCTGCATTAAAAACGCAACACAATGCGACTATGACAGAGTTCGGTCAAGCATTGACGAAAGTTGCACAAGAGCAGGATGCACAAAGTGGACAATTCGGTGTGTATGCTGAAAAAATTCGTCAAGTCTTAGAAGACTATGACATGAGTTTTGAAGATTTGTCGAAGCAAGCTTTGGAATCTGCTAACCAAATAGGTCAAAATACAGCGATGATTGGTACATATACGTCTGACATGTCAGCAGATGCTAAAAGTGCTACCGACCAATGGAACGCTTTAACGCTTGATCCGTTAACGGGCGAACTAAAAACGAATGCTACGCAAGAAGTGGCAAATGCTCTTACTGCTGAAAATGGCTGGAACAACATGGAATTCATCTTAAAAAATGCCAATGTTAATTCCAATGCTCGTGTCGAAGTGGCGGATGCCTTGCAAAAATTGGACGAGTGGGATAATACCACTCCTGAACAGAAAGAATTATTATTCCAAAATGACAAAGGTTTGCTTGCAATCTACGAATCAAAAGAGCAATTAGATATTTGGAATGGTATGCCAGCGAATGTCAAGGAATTATTAGGTGAGAATGAAAAATTCACATCGAGTGCTGAAACAGCTAAAGAAATGCTTGACAAATGGAATAATGCTACACCAGACCAGAAAGATTTGATTGCTTCCAATAAAACTTCTGATGGCGTTAGTGCAGCTATCGATATGTTGATGACTGTACCAGACGAAAAGGAAACAAAAGTCAAAGCTAAAGATGAGACAGAAGAAGAAGCCAAAAAAGCAGAAGATAAAGTCAATAGGATTAAACAAATTTCGCCTATTGGAGTGTTTGCCATTGATATGACCGGCGAAGGAACTACGACAGCGCAAAAAAAAATCGACAATACACAACAGAAAAGCCCCGCTAGCCTTAAGGCTCAAAATGATACCGGAGACGGTACAAGTAAGGCGCAAAATAGTATTGATAACACACGTCAACGTTCGCCAATTGGAATCTACGCAAGTGACAATGTTACTAGTGCTGTAACTGGTTGGGTAGCAGCTCTTCCAACAAAGCATGTAATCAACATTGTAGCAAATGTCGCTGGCAAAGTAGCGAAGGTGCTTGGTTTTGCAAAAGGTACTGATTTCCACCCCGGTGGTTTAGCGCTTGTCAACGACCAAAAAGGACCGACTTACCAAGAATTGGTAACCTTGCCAGACGGAACAAGTTTCATTCCACAAGGTCGTAATGTTATGCTTCCGCTTCCTCGAGGCTCGAAAGTCTTGCCCGCAGGTAAAACTAAACAATTGTTCCCGCGCTATGCGAATGGTATCGGTTTTGAAAACACTCGTGTTGCGGATGTTGCACGTCGAATCGGTAATTTGCAATCGCAAAGCGATACGGTCGTTTTAACCGACCACGGCGATAATAGCAACATTAATCAAGCTCTTAATAAGCTTATCGAACTCGTAGCAGAAAACACGGACAGCTTGGATAAGCTAGCTGCAAGACAAATAATTATTGAAAATTATATGGATACTGAACGTGTTGGACGCTCGGTTGCTAAGTCAGTAACTAGCGAACAAGAACGTCAGGAATCCATTAATAACGCAGTATATGGAATGGGGTGGTAATTATCGAAAGAGTATATTTTGACGGAAAAGAATTGACACAATTTATTACCGTCACATCTGATTTTCATTTATGGCAAGGCGCTGATTTCGACCCGCAACTTTTAGAAAATGAAATTCTAAGTGGTTCTGAATTCAATTACACACGTTTCAACGCTAAAACAATTCCAGTTCCGTTTTACAATACGTCTGGAACATTTCAAGAATACAACCAGTTAATGGCTATTCTTAATGTTACCGAACCTAAAGAGTTGCGTTTCAGCAGTCTGCCAAACATAACGTTTCAAGCTATTCCGAGCGGAAATATTGATTATGATAAGTTAACTCGCCGAAACGGCAAAGGCACGATTAATTTTATTATCGCAGACGGCTTAGCGCACTCTAAAACAACTCGTACATTCGAATTCTCTAAAAATGAACAAGGTACGCTTGAAGCTGAAATCATCAACGAAGGAAGCGAAGAGGTCGCTGTTAGCTACGAAATCAAGCTCAAAAAAGAGTCTGGTTTCGTTGGCATTGTTAGTGAGTATGGCGCTATGCAATTTGGTAAGTACGATGAATCAGATGGTTATATGGACAGAAAGAACGTGACGGTTGTTAGTAATCAAAAAGGCGATTTTGCTAATTGGACTGACGGCACTAAGAATTATGAAAATACAAACAAAATCATTACAACTCAAATGACCGCTGATACTTCGTACGGCGGTCGTCTTGGTTTGTTGCCAAACTCATTTACAACAAGCGGAACTTCTGGCGCTTATCAGTATGGAGCGGTTAAGGAATACACGCTAAGTAATCCTATCTCTCAATGGTATATCTGGGCTAGAGCTTGGTTTGAAACTGGATTGATGGGGCAAACTGGCGCTTGGTGCTTAACGGTGCTAGATGAAAGTAATCATCTAATCGCTGGCATGGCAATTGAGAAAGACGACACAGTTGGTAATACTGCAAATGTCCGTTTCTTAATGGGTGACGGTTCGGGTGGCAGTCGTACGGTTAAGACGATTTCATTCACGCCGTCATATTGGGTGCCACCAAACCCATACGGAACAGAAAGTCGCGACCAAAACCGCAACATGTTCGACTTAGTCAAAGAGAAAGACCGTGTGCAATTTTTCTGGTACGGTGGCTATTATCCGTATTATGATTCTCGTTTAGCAAATGTCAAAGCGAAGAAAATTCAGTTTTTCGTCGGACAGTATGCAGGACGAAACACGACAGACAGAAAAGTGACACATCATTATTTAAACGATTTTACTTTTCAAGAATTGCATGTTGATTACTGGAAAGACGTTCCTAATCGCTATTCAAGCGGTTCAGTCATTAATATTGACGGTGAGAAAGGGCAAATCAAAGTCAATAATCAAATTCGTTTAGACGACGAAGTTTTGGGAACAACTTATTTTAAAGTGCCACCAGGAAAAACAAAGGTGCAGTTAATACTTTCTAGCTTTGCGGAAATTACTTCTGCCACAGCTACTATACAGGAGGTTTACATTTGACAAGAAATAATGTACGTATTGCGATTCGTGATTCAACAGATAGCCACAATGTAGCTTTTTTTGATAATAAGGCAGGAATCAAATATAAGAGTGCTAATTTGCAACGTTTCTTAGCAGGTTCAGCAAGTATTTTAACGCTTAAATACAACTCAAAATACATTGACAGTATTCGTTCTGGGTGTAAGCTTGCCTTTCGTTATAAGAATCGTGATTATTGGCTTAATGTCATGAGTTTCGAGAAGAAATGTTTCGAAGTTGAATTGACCGCTTATTCGCTCGGTCTTGAGCTAAATAATGAAACTCGTGGCGAACATAAGCCAGCGAATGCCATGTCAATTGCTGAATATGTGGCTTATTATGACCCAGAACACGCTTTAACAATCGGCGTTAACGAAGTATCTGACAAACGAATCAAATTGGAATGGACGGGCACAGACACGATTCTGGCACGTCTTTTTTCTGTTGCTAATAGCTTTGATGCTGAACTTGATTTTAACGTAGAACTCAATGACGATTACTCACTTAAACGTCAAGTGCTGAATATCTACAGAAAAGGCAATCTTGGCACAAACAAGCTCAGTCAACCTGTAAGAGTTGGCAAAGAGCTTAAAGTCATCAACTACAGCGATAATATCAAAGAGTTAAAGACTGCTGTTCGAGCAACTGGTAAAGACGGTTTAACCATTGATGGCTTAAACAAGAAAATCTACGACGACAATAAAGAACTACTTTATTATTCGAGCGGTATGACAGTTTATGCTCCACAATCTCGTGACCGTTTCCCGTCTGTCGGCAAAGGCTCAAATGACAATTGGATTGTTGAAGATTTGGGTGAAACACAGTATGAGACCAAAGAAGCGCTTTGGGGTTATCTGTACAGCGAAATTCAAAAGAAATCTTTACCAGAAATCACATACGAAGTTGAAGGAGCTATAGGTGCCGGTATCGGCGACACGCAAATATTAATCGATGACAAGCACTTTGAACCAGCGCTTTATGTGCAAGCTCGGGTGTCTGAACTTGAAGATGACATCTTGACAGGTAAAGTGACGAAGTCAACGTTTATTAATTTTGAACGTAAGTACAGTCAGATTGCTGATGAGTTGCAAAAACGAGTTAACGAATTAGTAGAAGCTTCAATACCATACACGATTAAAGTTTCGAGTGACAATGGGACTGTTTTTAAAAATTCGACTGGAACGAGTACGTTTAAAGCTAGAGTGTTTAAAGGCGAGAAAGAAATCACTTCTGACGTCACTTGGCGCTGGGCGCTTGACGGAAACGTTACTGTTGCCATGGAATACCTTGCTAAAGCTAGCACTATCAAAGATACCGCTGTTTTGACCGTATCTGCTTATATTGGCAACAACGAAGTAGCAACGACTGAAATTACGCTAACTAATGTCAACGATGGCGCAGACGGTCCTAAAGGCGATAAAGGTAATGACGGTTTGCCCGGCAAAGATGGCGTAGGTTTAAAATCTACTGTCGTCACTTACGGATTAAGCACGTCTGAAACCACACAGCCAACGAGCTGGACGGCCCAAGTGCCAACTTTGACGAAAGGCAAATACTTGTGGACTAAGACGGTATGGACGTACACCAACAACACATCTGAAACTGGCTATCAGAAAACCTACATTGCCAAAGACGGTAACGATGGTAACGACGGTATTGCTGGTAAGGATGGTGTGGGTATCAAGTCAACGACTATCACTTACGCAAGTTCAACATCTGGCACAACTAAGCCGACAAGTGGCTGGTCTAGCACTATTCCAAGTGTTTCAGCTGGTAACTATCTGTGGACTAAGACTGTATGGACGTACACGGACAATACTAGTGAGACTGGCTATTCTGTTGCAAAAATGGGTGAGACTGGCGAGACTGGAAACGGCATTGCTAATACTGTTATCACGTATGGTCTTAGCACATCTGAAACCACCGAACCAGCAACGTGGTCTAGTAACATGCCTGTTTTGGTTAAAGGTATGTATCTGTGGACGCGGACTGTACAAATATACACTAACGGCAAATCTACTACGAGCTATCAGAAAGGTTATATCGCCAAAGACGGTGCGCAAGGTTTACCGGGTACACCAGGGAAAGATGCTCAAACGCAGTACACGCATATTGCTTACGCTGATAACGCAACTGGTGGTGGTTTTAGTCTGACGGATAACACTAAAGATTACTGGGGCATGTACCAAGATTTTACTGCTGCCAACAGCAACGACCCCACGAAATACAAGTGGAGCAAGTGGAGAGGCGACCAAGGCTTGCCCGGAAAACCGGGAACTGACGGTAAAACACCTTACATTCACTTTGCTTATGCTGATGACAACAAAGGTACTAATCTTAGTTTTACCGATAAAAACCAGCGGTATCAAGGCTACTATAGCGACTACACAGAAGCTAATAGTAGCGACTACAAGAAATATACGTGGGTTGATAGGTTGGCGAATGTGCAGGTTGGTGGGACGAATTTAGTTAGAGGTACTGCTAACTTTTCTTCGGGTTGGGCTTGGAATACTAAGGTTGCGACAATTACGGACATTATCGATAAGTTCAACGTATATCATGGTACGTCTACCGGTACAGATACAGCTTCGAATAACTATGATGTTCGTTTTGACAACGCTTTAACTGTTCTCCCTGATACTGAATACACTTTATCGTTTTGGGTAAAAGGTAGTGGAACTATATACAGTCATTTCTTCCCAAGCTGTGTAGCATACGGTATTAATAGCGATGGTAAAACTACTACATCAGCCGATGGATTTATCACTCATACGCTGAAATCGAATTGGGAACGATATTGGATAACTTGGAAGACACTACCCACCGCAAGCGGACTCAAAAACGTGTTGCCGTGCCGTCAAGTTTCTACTGCTAAATCCGAAGTGTGGCTTTACGGTGTTAAGCTCGAAAAAGGCAACGTACCAACAGACTGGACACCTGCTCCCGAAGACACCCAAGAGCAAATCGACAGCAAAGCCGACAGCGCACTCACGCAAGAGCAACTGAATGCGTTGGCAGAGCAGGATAATCTTATCAAAGCTGAAATGGAAGCAAAAGCTAGTATTGATACCGTTGATAAATGGATAACAGCTTACGAGAACTATGTCAAAGCTAATGATGCAGACAAAGCTAAATCAGAGCAAGCTTTAAAAGAAGCGTCAGAGCGAATCTTGAAAATCAGATACGAAGTTAACGACTTAAAATTCGTTTGGGACGCAATCGATAGATTCATGAGTTTTCAAAACGAAGGTTTGGTCATCGGTAAGAAAGATGGTTCAGCTTACGCTAAATTTAGCGATGACAGAATCAGCTTATTCTCAGGTAGCAGTGAGGTAATGTATATTTCGCAAGGTACGTTAAATATTGCTAACGGTATTTTTACGAAGACGATTCAAATTGGGCGTTTTCGTTTTGAAACACACCCAGCTGATGTAGACATGCTGGTATTAAGGTATTTAGGAGGTTGATATGGCAACTGCTACATTTAGCGGTCAATACGGACACAATATGACATTAGAAGTTTGGTCGGCATGGAACAGACAAGATACAGTTAATAACAGGTCAACGGTCAATCTACAAGCTCGCTTGCGTACCAACGGATATGCCTCTGTAACTGGTGTCACTGCACCAATGACAATTCATGTCGATGGCGGCGATGAAATTGTTAATGCTGGTGTTAATATTGGCACGAATTCATCTCTGCTTATTTTTGCCAAAGATTACGTCGTTAACCATGACGGCAATGGGAATAAAACGGTTACTATTAGTTTTAAGGTTGACATCAATGTAGGCGGTTATGGTTCAGCTACTGTTAACTTATCTATTCAACTGCCAACTATCGCCAGAGCAAGCACAATCAGCGATGTCACTGGTACGCTTGGAAGTGCAATGACACTCAATATCAATCGTAAAAACAGTAGTTTTACTCATAATCTTAAATACGAGTTTGGGTCATTGTCTGGCACAATCGCAACTGGTGTTGGCACGTCTGTTAGTTGGACGCCACCACTAAACCTTGCGACAGCTATGCCAAATAGGACAAGCGATTGGGGTCAAATCGTCCTAGAGACTTATAGTGGCTCTATTAAAATCGGTCAAACGAATTGTATTTTAACCTTAAATGTGCCAGACAGCGTTAAACCAACGCTCGGCAGTATAACGCTGACAGATAGTAATGCAACGGTTAAAAACTTGTTGAATACAGCTAATACATTCGCTCAAGTGATGTCAAATATCCAAGTAACTTTCAATAACGCTAGTGGTGCTTATGGTTCAACGATTTCAAGTTATCGTGCTGAAATTGTTGGCAAAAATCAAAGCACGAATTCAAACAATGGTTCTCTTGGCATGATGAATTTTAACGGTACGGTTACTATTCGAGCAACAGTAACAGATAGTAGAGGGCGAACGTCAAACGCAGTTGATGTACAAGCTACTGTTATCAATTATTTCACTCCACAAATTTCGTTTACATTGCAACGGAGCGGTTCTGCTAGCACGACCTTAACCGTCACAAGAAATGCCAGAATAGCTCCTTTAACAGTCGGTGGAAAACAAAAGAACAAAATGTTTATTTCTTTTAAGTATAAGGAACATTCAGCTACTAACTACACGACTGATACAGGCAGCGCAGGTGGGACGTGGACGACTATTGATAATTTAACAAACTCTAGCGCTAATTTAGCAGCTACTTTTAGCACACTAAATACTTATGACATTATCGGTAAAATCGAAGATGCGTTTACAAGCTATGAGTTCTTAGCAACTGTTGGTACAGAGAAGTTTCCTATTGCAATTAGACCAGATAGGATAGGTTTTGGCAAAACACCAGAGAAAGCTAATATCGTCGATAGTTCATGGGAGTTTTATTACAACAACAAGCCTATTCAACATCATCAGCTTTCTGCTAATGATGGTAGTGCTGTTCTGATACCGAAAACTGGAACAGACTTAAACGCAATCACAGAATCTGGCTTTTATCGTGGATACAACTTAGTAAATGCTCCTATTGAAGCAGGCTGGAGTTACATTAGAGTGAGTCGGCACGCAGACACAAACTGGATAGTTCAAGAAGTAATTGATTATAACGGGAGTGTTTCAGCTTATCGTGTCAAGAAAAACGGCAAATGGCAAGCGTGGAAACAATATGCAATTCAGAACAGCGTAGCTCAATTTACAGCGGTTAATCAGACAAAAGTGTATACAGCTACTATATCTGGTCCGTACGGTTTCGTTTTAAACTGTGCTCGTTCTGGGAATATTGTGACTGGCACAATTGATCGTACGTATCCAAGCAATCTTGCGTGGGACGGCACAGCAAGCGAAACTATCCCAAGCGGGTGGAGACCTGTTACACCAATGATTTTAGAAATTACGGCTGAAAGTTCTGGTGTACGTTTTAATGACTCTTACGCACGACTGAAATATAGTCCAAGCGGAGCAATAACGGGACGTATCAAACTAACGGCAAGTCCGTTATGGTTTGGTGGTTCTATTACGTGGATTACCACAGACCCATTCCCAAGTTAAAAAGACAGGAGAAAACATGAAATTAAAATTTGGTTCAAAATCGCAGGAGTTTGAACAAGACGGTACTGTTAAAGGTACGAAAGTAACCTTGACGAATGACGAGGGCGCATACTACCCCGTCATGTTGCCAGCTGAAAAAATCAGCTTATCAAACAGCGAGCTGGAAGAGTTAGCTCTTGCAGTAGTGTATCAAGAGAATTTTCGTGATAAGTACGAAAATGAGAAATTCAATGAAATCACGAAAGAGCTTGCAAAGCATAAGGAGAACTCTGAAATAGCACAAGCTACGCTATTAGATGTTGTTTCGCAATTGTGCGAAAAAGGTATTTTGACAGAAGAATTTAGTGCATAAAAAATAGAAAAGGATGGAATTTAAAATGGCAAAAGTAAGTAGTACAACAATGTTATTCGCAATCAATGTAATTTCTGGAAACTATCAATACTCAAAAGTACCGAAAATTTTCAGAGCAAAAGTCAAAGCGCAAATCGCTTTAATGGTTGAAGATGATGAGCTGTTAGAAGAGCTGACGAAAGAAGATGTTGCTGAATAAGCTTAGAGGGTAGGAGTTTATATGTGGAAACCAGAAACGATTAGTGTTGTCTTGTCTTGCGTTGTTTCGTTTCTCGGAATCTTTGCTTTTTTTCAAGGTCGTATGACCTCAACAGAAAAACGCTTAACGATTCTTGAAGAGAAAGATAAGCAGCAAGATAAAGAGCTAACAGAAATCAAAGTTAGATTGGATAATCACGACTTGCAAATGCAAGTGCTTATCCAAATGACAGAGCAAATTAAAAATTTATCAGAAAAAGTAGATAAAATCGATAATAAATTGGAGGAATTGTCATGACAAAAATTATTAATGATTTGAAAAAAGTAACAGCTGGTACATGGGTACGTGTGGTCTTGTTCTTGTTAGGAGTAGTCAATTATTTCTTGACTGCTTTTGGCATTGACATTATCAAGTTTGATAATGAACAAATCACACAGCTTGTCAATGCTGTTTACATTGCAGTTACTGGCTTCTATACTCTATGGAAAAACAACAACTTTACCGCAGAAGCGCGAGAAGCACAACAATATCTTAACGACATGAAAACTGTTAAAGGTAATGTACAGCCTACAGCGGTAACGGAAGAAGCAACAAACGAAGACGACATTGTTTTGGGGTGATTAAATGGCTACAGTCACACAACTATTAAACTATGCCAAGTCGCTAACCGGAACGAAAGTGACAGTTAGTACGAACCCTTACGGCGGGCAATGCGTTAGTTTTGTAGACCATTTAACGCAATGGGAGACTGGTGGAAAGTACAACCTATCGTACACAAACGCTATAGACTTGCTCGCTAAGGCACGGGCGAATGGGTTTGAGGTATTTTACTTTAATGGCTCAAATGCACCACAAGCTGGCGATATTTGGGTCACACGGACGTATAGCCATGCTTACGGACACACAGGTATATTTACGACAAATGGCGGTCAACCGCAAACGCTAGAGCAGAACGTCGACGGAAACGCTGATGCTTTAACTAACGGCGGCTGGGTACGTCAAAAGCAACGCTTGCTGTACTCTGACGGTACTATGAACTACAACCCATACATCGAGAAACAAACACTGATAGGTTGGTTCAGATTGCCGTTTGACAAGGAAACTACAACTACTACATCTAACACTACTAAGAAAGGACATAAAACTGGTATGTACGGTTCATTTTTATTTACAGTTACAGAGGGAGATGGCGAATTTGGTAAAGGTACAGTATTCATGTACAACACAGCCACGAACGCTGTTACAGGTATGCACAATAGCGAAGAGCTGAAATATGTTCAAGAAGCTTACAAAAAATCATACGGCGAAGATATGCGAACAGAGACTTACTCAACGAAAGCGCCAGCTTATCGCCGATTATTCGCAGGCTTAAACACCGACACTAAAGGCGGATACACTAAATTTGACGACATCAAAACACAATTGACTAACATTGCTAAACAGTTGAAACAAGATGAAATTGTTGAACAACTGAAATCAATCAAAGAGGAGTACGCAGACCTTGCAGAGCAATTGAAAGGTAATGACGTTGCGCAAAAACAAACTTTTGTAGCAAGCGTTAACCTTAACATTCGCAAGTCAGCAAGTGCAACTGGCGAAAAAGTCGGCATTCTCAAAAAAGGTGACTCTGTCGAGATTGTCGGTTCAGCGCAAGCAGACGGCTATTACTGGATTTCATTCATGAAAGATGAGCAACTAGTATATGTTGCTTCTAAAATCGTTGGTGGCGACACTTACGGTTCTGTTTATTAATGGTATAATTAAATAGCAAATACTTTAACACCCCTAACCTTTTGCGGTTAGGGGCTTTTTTCGATTTTGTTGACGTCAACAAAATTGGTAGTCATGCACGTTTATGGTATAATAAACATATACGGCAATGTGTGGGCTGATGAGCGCACGTTAAATTAAATACAGCAGAACTTCTTTGCAGAGTTAGCTTTTGCTAGCTCTTTTTTATTGCCGTTATAACCACAAAAAATAAAAAAAGTCCGTTAAAACGGACAAAAAAATTAAAAAAAATATCAAAAAGTTTAGGGAAAGGGTTGATTATACACGCATAAGCGTGTATAATATAATTAAAGATAAGGAAAGCGAGAAAATAAAGAATGATGGTAAAAATCAAAAGAATTGTGTGGGTTAAAAATAGTGGCTTTGAAATCAGAGAACGAGAGCTAGATTGTTATTTTAAAAATGATGGAAGTTATAAAAAAGGCTCTGGAGATTGGGAAAGCCGTTGTTACGAACAATTTGGTGATGAGTTCCAACTCATTAAAGACAGCAAAGTGTTAGAATCATACAATGGATTGACAGGAGATTATCAAAAAGATTTAAAAATCTTACGCAAATACGATCATAGAGAGATGACCATTTCAGAGTACGAAGCAATGAAATATGTCGCGGAAAATTGGACAAAAGAATGGTCTCAGTCACCTTACAGTTATAGTTTTTATAGTTCTAAAAAAATTGATTGGGGCTATAAGCCAGAAGGAAGTTTAAGGGTTTCAGACCACTGGAATTTTGGTGAAAATGGCGAACATTGTCCGACCGTTGAACCAGTCACTGGTTGGGCTGTATGTCGATTTGAAAATGGCAAATATCACTTGATTAAAAAATTTTAAGAGGTAAGTAAAATGACGGAATGGAAAGCAATCAATTTTAACGCACTAAGCATCGAACACGAGACGGCAAAATCCGTTCTCATTAAGATGCCAAATAATTCTGAGTGGCACGGTTATAAATTTTGGCATCCGTCAAAATGCGTAAGGACATTAAGTAGAGGTAAAGGATATTTCAAAACTTTTAGTTACAAAGACAACTGGGAGTTTACCATTTTTAAATCAAATAAAAGAGGTGAAAGAACCATTGAACACGTACTTACTGCAAGAGATATTGAAAAAGCATTTAGTGTGGTGAACGAACAAATTACAAGCGATGCTTCGACAGAAAGTTACCTTGAAGTTGAAGAACCTAAAAAAATTGATAAAATGGTTAGTGTTGATGTTAAGCTAAAGCGTTAGCAAAAGAGGTGATAAAAAATGCAGCTAACTGCTAGTCAACAAGAAGCCTTTGAAAAGTTTTTTAATCTGAAAGTTGGAGCGCTTTTCATGAAACAAGGCACAGGGAAAACAAGAGTAGCGTTAGAACTCATAAAATCAACAGATTGTGACTTTGTTTTATTTCTATGTCCGTTTTCGACTAAGAGCAACCTAAAAGTTGAAATTGATAAATGGGGACTTGACCGCCCGTTTGAAATTGTTGGTTATGAAACCTTATCTAATTCAGACAGAACTTATTTAGGGCTTTTAGATTTGAAAAAACAGTATCAAAAATTGTTTATTGTCGCTGACGAATCGGTTTTTATCAAAAATAGTGACAGCAAGCGCTTTGAACGTATGTTAAAATTACGTGATATGTCTGAATATCGGTTGATTTTAAACGGTACACCTATCACTAAAAACGAATGGGATATTTATAATCAAATGGAGTTTTTATCACCTCTGATTATCAAAATGTCACGACTGGAGTTTTTACAGACCTTTTTTAAAAAGGTACGTTACAAACGTAAAGGTGAAAGCCCTAGGGAGTTTTACACGTTATCAGAAGTCAATATAGATTATCTCCATAAACTAATAGAACCATTTATCTTTGAAGCTGATTTAGTCTTTGATAAAAAAGTCTCTAGTCGTGAGGTTACGGTCTTATCATCTGGTGAAACAGATGAGCTTTACGAGGAAAGGAAGCAAAGTTTGCTAAATTCTCTCGCAATCGGCGAATGTAAGGTTGAACAATTTACCAATTTAGCTGTTGCTTGCTTTGATGATAAGGACAGACATAAAGCTATAGCAAAACAATTAAAAGGGCAAATAATCGTCTTCTGCTCACTTCTAAGCGAGGTTAAACATATTAGTGAAGAAATAGACTGCTATGTGATTACGGGCGCTACAGCGCCTCAGAAGCGCCTAAAAATCATCAATCAGTTTAAAGAGAATGACAAGCCTTTACTAATGACTTATGGAACAGGTGCTTTTGGCTTAAACTTGCAATTTTGCCATAGAATCGCTTTTGTTAGTCTGACTTTTGACTACGCCAAAATAGACCAAGCTATGAGCAGAATTAAGCGTATCGGCCAAGAAAATGATATTGAGTACACTTATTTCACCTCTAATTTAGGGATTTATAACATGATTAAGGATAATATTGTTAAAAAGCAAACCTTAAAAGAATTAATTGTTGATAAAATCGAGAAGGGAGAGGACTTTGAAAAAATCTTATAGTGATAAGAACGTCTATGAAGCAAGCATGGAACGAATAAAATATATTTTTGATAACTTCGACCATGTCTATGTCTCATTTTCAGGCGGTAAAGATAGCGGTGTTATGTTTAACTTGGTGTTAAAATACCTAAAGGACAATCAGTTAAAGCGTAAAATAACGCTCATGCACTTAGACTATGAGGCGCAATATGAGATGACAACTGATTATGTTAAACTCATGGAAGATAAATACAAGGACTATTTAAACGTTTATCATGTTTGTGTACCGTTTAAAGTTCCCACTTGCACTAGTATGTTTCAGAATTATTGGCGACCTTGGGAAGAATCAAAAAAAGACATTTGGGTTCGAGATTTACCAGAAAACGCTATGACAAAAGATGATTTTGATTTCTATGATGAAAGTCAATGGGACTATGATTTCCAAGAAAAATTGTCTGTTTGGTCTCATAAAAGAGAAAAAGCCGAAAAAACAGCGGTTTTAGTCGGTATTAGAACACAAGAAAGCTTACACCGTTGGCGAACAATTGCCAAAGAACGTAACAGTTATTATGCCGATAAGAAATATAGTAAGAAGATAGCGGATAATGTTTATAATTTTTATCCTATCTACGATTGGACCACTGAAGACATTTGGGTAGCAAATGCTAAATTCGGTTGGGATTATAACAATCTATATGACCTCTATTATCAAGCAGGACTACCAGTTGAAGCTATGCGAGTAGCAAGTCCGTTTATTTCAGAAGGACAAGAAACGTTAAAACTTTATAAAGTGATTGAGCCACATACGTGGGGCAAGTTGGTTAGTCGTGTCAATGGTGTTAATTTTACAGGTCTCTATGGTGGAACTACTGCTATGGGGTGGAAAAACATTACAAAGCCTGATAACATGACATGGAAACAATACATGGAGTTTTTATTAGATACATTACCAGAAAACACAAGACAGAATTACTTGAATAAGTTGGAAACCTCTATCAAGTTTTGGAAAGAAAAAGGCGGGGTCTTATCTGATGAAGTCATCAAAGAATTAGATGACTTATCTATCAAATATGAATTTGGCACACACAACTATAAAACCACTAAGAAAGCGGTTAAGCTTGATTATTTAGATGACCTAGATATTAAAGATTTTAAGGCTATTCCAACCTACAAGCAAATGTGTATTTGTATTTTAAAAAACGACCATACATGTAAGTACATGGGGTTTAGTCCAACAAAAACAGAAATGCAAAAACGAAAGGAAGCAATAAAAAAATATGGAAAATTACTCTAGTCCAGTGTATAATATTAAAAAAATCCCAATTGAAAAAATTCAAGCTAATAGCTATAACCCTAATCATGTAGCAACACCAGAAATGAAGTTGTTATATGAATCAATCAAAGCAGACGGCTACACAATGCCTATTGTTTGTTATTATCTTAAAGATGAAGATAAATACGAAATTGTAGATGGTTTTCACCGTTATACAACTATGCTTAATCATAAAGATATTTACGAACGAGAGAATGGCTGTTTACCTGTATCCGTTATTGATAAATCATTAGAGGAGCGCATGGCTTCAACAGTACGACACAATCGAGCAAGAGGTAGTCATGATATTGGTTTAATGGCTAATATTGTAGCGGAATTGATTGGTAGTGGAATGTCTGACACTAAAGTCATGAAAAGTCTTGGAATGGACGCAGATGAACTATTAAGGCTAAAACAAGTTAGTGGTTTGGCAAGTTTGTTTGCGGATAAAGAGTTTAGCAAGTCATGGGATGCAGAATAATAGAAAGTTGGATATTTTATGGCTAAAGTCTCAGAAAGCAAGCGAAAAGCAAACGATAAATGGGACAAAAAGAACAAAGAACGCAAGCAGTATATCAACAGACGTTCTGTTGCAAGAAATTTTATTAAAAACATGGAAGATGAAGATGTTCCAGAATTTAAAAAACTAATGGAAGAAAGAGCTTCCAAAATTAAATAAAACATGTTATAATCTCCTTGAAAATAATCTTAAGGAGATTATAATTATGAAAATTAGTATTGACAGCGAGGAATTATTAAACGAAGCTATCAATGATTTTGACGAATTTGGCGAAGATTTTAATGTCTATGCAATCTATTCTTATCGAGAAGATTATGATTTTGAATACATTTCAGACTATGTAGATGCTGATGAGCCGACCAGAGACGAGTTTGAGACAGAGGAAGATTATCAAGAAGTCATGAAAGATTTTAAAGAGAATCTAGATAGTCTCAAATTTACCAAATACAAGAAAATGACTATTGCTGATTTAGTTCACGAATTGTGGGAGCAAAATAGAATTTTTTAGTTAAATATGTTACACTATAAATGTCTTGGAAGAGACACTTTCTTTATCTTAAAACGCTCAAATGAGCGTTTTTTATTTTTTAATAACTTTTTGTTGACAATACACGCTTAAGCGTGTTATAATACTTATATAGATAAAGAAAGGGAATTACAGAGTAATTCAAACAAGGTAAAACAATAATGAACGCAAAAGAAATACTTGAACAAATCAAAAACAATGAAGTGCAATACGCAATTGTAAATGATAAAGGCGATGTATACTGCAATAGAGACACAAATAATATCATGGATATTTACGGCTTAACAGACAAAGAAAACGGTCATTTCTATGGTGTTTATGGTGACACTGTAGATGGTCAAATTGATAGTCGAAATGCTTCTGATGAAGTAATTTTACAAGCTATTGAATTCATGCTAACGCTTGGTAAAGCTGTTAGACGTTCTGATTTAAACTTTTCAGATTTCAAACGTACTTATTACCAAGGGAAGCTTATTCAAGAAGCTAGAAGGCAAAGACAAGCTAACCAAAAATGTCAAGAATGGCTTAAAAATCACAAAGAGTTAGTTCCTGGGACAATCATTGAGCACGAAACTCTTGGAAATGGAAAAATTATAAAAGTTGAAAATCTTGATAAGATTGAGCTTGCTACAATTTATGTTGATTTTGAAAATAAAGGCAACAAACGATTAGCTTTAGCTAGCCTTATCGAAAACGACTTAATAAAAGTTTTGTAAAAACAAAAGGCGGTCTAAACTGACCGTCTTTTCAATGCAAAATAAAAAGCCTTGTCCAAAAAGCTTGTGGTGGGGAATAGGTGGGAACAAGTGCTAGAAAAGGCGCTGTAATAGGTTTTTATATTTTAAAGAGTAA